GGAAATTCTTTTCCGCGAAGGTTTTCTGTCCCGTCAGCGGGTCGTTGCCGGTCTCCACCAATTCCGGTCTTTGGTTCAGGTTGGGCGTAATCTGCTTGCGGATTTCCGGGTCGAGCGTAGCTGCCCGCGCCAAGGCATTTTGGTGTTCTGGCGGCAGATTAGGATAAGCCTGCTGAATGAGCGGGCCGAGAGCCTGATAGGTGGCCTGTAGTTGCTGCTGTTGTATGGCTTCTTGTCTAAGGCCAGGACTAAAGGCCCCCGCTAGTCCGCCGGGACCGGCGCCCTGCCCCGTCAACAGCCCGAGAATGCCGCCGTTGCTACCGATGCTATCAAAAAGTCCGGGCATTTTATGGTCCTTCAAACAGTGGCTAGAGGCCAATGCCCCTGAGAATATTGCCGGTGGGAGTGGTGCCCCCTAGGCCGGAGCTGCCAAAGAAGCCCATATTACCACCAAGAATGCCGCCCAGCATGCTGATATCCTGCAAGATGCTCGGCGTGGAGGTCGTATTCGACTGGCCAACCATGGTGCCGGTGCCCGAGCCCGAGGCCGTCCCGCTTGAGCTGCCACCCATGCCTGCAATCGGCAAAGTCAAGCCTTCGGCGCCGGCGACATTGGAGAGCGGCAGATTGTATTGAGTCTGCGCGGTCTGAAGCTGGGCGAGTTGCGGAGCCAGTGCAATATTCGGTTGGTTCTGCGCCGCACTCAGTCCGGATTGCTGGTTGCCGGTGATGGCGTTTGAGGTGGCGTTGTTGGCGCCGAACATCTGCGAGCCAGCATTAATCGTGTTCGCCACGTCTTGATTATATTGGCCAAGCAGCAGGGGGGCTTCGGCGTTGGTAATGCCTTGCCCGAGCGCATAGGCTTGAGCGCCGCCGCCGGTCCGCCCGGCTCCTGAAAATTGGGCTTGGTTTGCGTTGGTTGCGTTGTATTGCACTGCCTGCAGTGCATTCGCAAGGTTGGGGTTTTTGGTTGGATCTAGGCCGGCCGCAATGATGGGCTGCAATGCGGCCTGAAAATTATTGTTGCCCGAGGTCAGCAGCCCCGTAGGATCTCCCTGGAGTAGCCCGCTGGTAACTCCCGCAGATTGGGCACCGAAATTCGGCAGGCCGTTGGCTCCCGTCATAAGGCCGTTGAGAGCCGAAGTTTGTGCCGGGGTGACGCCTGTATTGCCAGTGGCAACCTGCATAGATTGCAGGAGATTGTTGAGCGGGCCTAGAGATCGAACCCACGGGTTCGTGAACGACTGCTGCTGCTGATTTTGCTGCTGCGTCGTATTCTGTGATTGATTGGTACTAGATGTCTGTTGGGTCATAGTATTCTTTCAAGGCTGACCAAATCGCCAACGGTCCCGATGGGATGATAGTGTTTGAGCACTCTTAGCCATCCTCTGCGGCCGGTTATCAGCATGCGTTCGCGCCCTTCAGCTCGGGCAAAAGCCTCGAGGTGGCGGATCAGGTGAATCAAGGCTATGAAATCGCGCCCCGCTGCGGCAATGATCTCACAGGCGTTGCCAATCAATGCGGTAATGACTATCCCTTTAATTCTCAGGTCTTCAACGACCAGCCAGAGAAGCCACAGGCCGGAATGGACTTTTTCCTTGACCTCTTCGAAGTCTTCCGAGCCGTAGCTGAGTCCGCGTTTAACCAAGTCAGAAACATGCGGCCAAAGCTCGGGCACCTTGGCGGGGTCGACACAGAGGACTTCAGCCAATCCGCACCGCAGTAATAAAGCTATCGGCGCTATTACCTGAGAAGTTAAAAAGGATATTGCCGTGTGTGCCGGTAAAATCTGAGGCCGATATTTTCAGATTTCCAGCCGGGGAGACAATGACTCCCGATAATGCAATTTGCCCTATAGCGCTTGCGCCAACAGTGGTAACCGCGCCGCTTGCTATGACGGTAGAGCCGTCCCACAGCTTGGCAGCAAAGTTGTCGCTGCCGGCCGTGCTCTGTAGTGTAATGCTGCCGCTGGCGTACCATGTCCCGGATGAGCCCTGCGATACGCTCGGTCCATCAAAATAACTGGCAGTGCTGCTCAGGGCTACGTTGGCCGTGGTGGCTTTGGTGACGGTTGTAAGGCCCGGCGTGAGGCTCGCCATGTCCACTTGGGCGAACGTACCGTCGTTGCGGTTAAAAGTATTGGTCATCCGATAGCCAGATAGTTATAAATCTTATCGGTGTTAGCGTTGCTGGCATGGTTGACGATGAACTGCCCCCGGATAATATTGGTGGAGGGCACGGATACAGTCGTCACCGCGGCCGCCGCATTGGCAGTCGTCGGGAATAAGAACACCGCGCTTTGCGGGCCGCAGGTTATGGCCGTAACGGTTGTAGCCGTTCCGGTCGTGAGCGTGACCGTCCCGACTGCGTTAGATCGCCCTTCGATGAGCTGCTTAATGGCAGTATTGACGATAAGCGGATTCTTCTCAGCCAGATTGATGTAAAGCCCAGAGCCGACTGTCACCGCTGGCCTTCCAAGCTAATGATGGGCTCAAGACCTGCGGCGAAGGTCCAAGTGGAGCCCGCAGTAATTCTAATCTTGCCCCGCGCATAACGCGTAGTGGCGCGGCAGGGAATAATCCCAACCGCATTGGTGATCTGCTCAGTGGTATAGGTGGAGGCGTTTTCCTCTGCCTCGCGCTCCGAGAGCGAACCAAAGATATTAGCCTTTGGAGCGTCAGTGATTGGGCGATAGCCGCTGATGAAAATACGCCGCATACTGTCGCCATGCTCGGCGGATTCAATCGTCGCCTGCAAGTTGGGGCCGGTGAAAAAGCCCGCCTTATGGGTCACGTCCACTGCGGCAAGCGTCGGCAGCTGGGAAATCGAAATCGAATCGAACGTTCCTAGGTTAAGCGTGTCAATGTCGCCCTGCTGGAACGTGATTGCACTTGAGCTGGTGGTCGTTGCCGAGCTTGTAGTTCCAACGGGTGTACCCTGTAAGGTACCCACCCCTCCGGTTGCCGAAATCTTAAACGAGTTGGCGCCGAAGGAGGTCGATATCACATAATAAGGCGTAGAAGCGGTTAGGCCAACCACATTGGTGCCGAAGTAAATCCCCTGCCCGATGGACATGCCGTGGTTGGTGGCGTTCACCACCAGGGCCGAAGTCGACGTGGTAATCGAGCTTACCGCGACGGCCGGCTGGACACCGAACGCCGCATCGGTCTGCTCAAGCGTCAGGCCGGGAGCCGCAAGAGGCGCGAAATACTCTCCGGTCTGGGTAATCGTAGACCACCTGTCCAACACCCAGTCATAGCACAGGATGGTGTCGAACATTGTCTGAGCCTGCTGCTGGCTCTTATAAGCCCAATAGACCCTTGGCTTGGTCGGGTCTGCGCAGCCTATGATCAGTTGCAGGTTGCTGGTGTCGACGGTATTAAAGAACGTCCTGTCCACTCTCTCTTTGCCAATCGGCGTTGGGTTGGCGCCGGGGTTCCACATCTTGAACCCCTGAGTGGACAGGTAGAAAATACCCACATCGGAATTGATGATCGAATAGGGAGCGTACAGGCCCTCCCCCTGGGCGATCTTATCAATCCCGAATATGTAAGGACTGCCGGGCGCGTAGGTCATGCGCCGGATCATGCGGTCCTGAAAGATGAGGCCGAATACGTCGCCACCGGATACGCCTCGGCAGATGCCTCCGTCTGCCAAGTCCTGAAAGTCTGATTGATTAATACCTGCGGTCCAGCTTGTAACGGAACCATTGCCTGACCATTGTACGCGATATACGTTTGGAGAGGCGAGGCCAGAGAGAACAACGAACTGGTTGACAACAGCGATATACGCAGCCTGCGGCGGCGAGCCCCCAAGGTCCGCAAAAGCGCTCGATGCCGTGAGGTCATAGACTTGAACCGGGACATTGACCTGAGTGGCCAGGATGAAGTTGTTGAATTGCTCAAAGTCCCATTGGGCAGTAGAGGCTAGCGCAGTATAAGGTCCACCACCCTTGGAAACGTTGGTCCATGTCTGCGTGGTGCTGTTGAGCAGGTAGAGATTGGTCGAGGTTGCGGCAAACACCGCAATACTACCGTCATTTTTCAGGCCGTAGAAGAACCCGCGGCATTGACCGGAGAGCGCCTGACTGAAGGCCGCGAAGGACGGGAAGGGACCATACCCATCCCCCTGCGGGACAACGTTGGTGGCGTCTTTGGTATGCTCTCCCTGATAGTCTGCAACGTCCGGGCGATACTCTCCGAACGATATCAGGTTAGCCATTAGGGCGTAGCTCCGTAGCTAGAGCCCTGCACCCTTATGGTGAGCTGGCCTTCTTCCCTGAATCGCTTGGTATGGATTTGCTCGAAAATCACTGACTTGGCTTGCTGATAGACCTGCGCCTGCTCGTAGTCCTTCATATAGCGATAGATCTGCTCGAGGACTCCGTTCCAATAGGCGTCCACATAGTTGACAAAGAGCCAATTCAGTGCGCCCGAGAGGGCGGCGGTTTTGGCAAAGTAATCGAATTCGATTGGCGTGCCGTTAGCCGGCATGATTTTGAGGTTGTTTCCCTCGATTGTAAAAACCCGCGGTACATCGGTTGCGATGATTGGCAGGAATGTAGGAAATTCAACCGTCAATATCGACGGATGGACATATTGCAGCTCCGTGGTGGGCGAGCCCGTCCAGGTGACGCGCCTCCATCCCATATAGTCGCTCGGCAGCGTACAAATGCCCTGCGGGGCCTGGACCTGGCCGCCGCTCGTATAGGTGTTGGCAAATGTCGAGCCTTGCAGGTCGAGCTGGGTCGTATTGATGACCGTGATAATCCAGGTGCCGTTCGCCTCCGTGGTGCCCCCTACGGAGAAAACGGCCAGTTCTTGCCCGGTTGTGAGAGTCGATGTACTGGTGATAGAAAGTCGAATAAGGCCGCTTCCATTATTAGCGGCGCCAGTGACCAGAATAGCAGCAGGGTTGGAGGGAACAAGAATGGTGGTTGTTTCAGCCAATCGTTGATGGAATAGCTCACGCGATGCCTCCACTTCAAACAACGTGATACAGTCGATAATCTGGCTGGTCAAGTCGGAGCGGACAATCTGGTCCGCTATTGCCGCCTGAAAGGTCGCGTAAGTGGTTAGTGCCATTCAAAGACCCAACGTCCATCGCCCTTGTAGACAAGTCGGGCGGGGTTATCGGTAAAATGTGGGCGTGTCGGCCCCTCCCATTGGCATTTCACTGCCTTGCAGGGGCCGTCCTTGTATTGCATGTTGTAGTCGTCAATGGTCCCGCGGTAGCAGGTACGGTCACCGCAGGCCATCCCAGCCCAGCCTGTAGGGGTTGCTCGGGTTATGGGTCCAGAACACCCGGTATTGCGGGTCTTTCATTTTCTTGTCCACCCAGGCCCAGAATTCAGCATTCATGGGCTTATGGGGCGCATAGCCATCGCCGCAATACTCGTTATAGAAGGCAATAACTCGGGTTGGGGGCAGGCTCCACTTGTGATGAAAGTCCCGCCCATGCTGCGGCCGGTCGGATAAGAGATGAGCCCCGTCTGCAATGTCCTGCGCGTCCTCGTAGTTCCTGACAACAACCGTATCGCCATCAAGCTTGAGGCTGGTTCTCATAGAACTGCGTGAATGCCCGAGCTGGGCTGCGTGGCCGCCTTGGAGAACGCAGTCGAGATGGCGGTCAGGATACCCTTTTCCTGATTGGACAGGCCGGTATCCGCTGACGCCTGGCTAGCGATGGAGGTTACCATCTGGGTGCAAGTAGTCGTGGTGCCGGACGCCTGGGTGAGGCAGAGCGCCACCATGGAATCCGTAAACCAGGTGAGGAGTTGTCTTCCGTCAATGTTGGAGGCCATTTTTCAAACCTGACTATGAGTAGAAGCGGCGGGCGTGGCATTGCCGACTGCGCTGGTGAGCAAGGTAACAAGGCCGCTTTCCACGCTGGTGAGACCTGTATCAATGGTTATCATTGACGACAGCTGCGTGGCGAAATTGCCGGTTGTAACCGAGCTAGCCGAAGAAAAGGCTGTGATGGCCGAGGCCATGGCGGTGTAGAGGGTGCGAAAGTCCACCCCGGTGCCAAAAGCACTGTTGTGAATGCTGCTGGACGGTTGCGCAGAGCCAATGGCGCTGCTGATCTGGGTCAAGATTTTGCTTTCCGCCGACGACAGTGAGGTGTCGGCAGTCTGCTGGGACGCCAGCGAGGTATTGAAGGTCGCAGTGGAAACGCCCACCGCGGAAGTGTAGGCGGTCAACACGGAAACCATGGCCGTGAGCGCCGTCTTTGAATCTACTGTTGAGGCCATTATAGCATCTCCGTGACACTTAAGGTACCGCTAGTACCGAGTGTTGAGCTAAAGGTAACGATGTTTCCCGGAATGCAGGAAAAGTAATCTCCGCCTGCGGTATTGGCCGCAATTAGTGTGCCTGAGCCACTACTGGAGGCAGACACATCAATGGCCAGAAACCCGGGAACCTGGGACAGAACGCGGACGTGATAGCAACCGGCATGGACATTGGTGGTTGAGACCGTGCCGGAGCCGGTATAATTCAATATCGTATTGAAGCCAATCCGCGACGAAGACGCCTTTTGAAAGAAAGCAGTCATCAGGACATCTCCGTCACGCTGATTGTCCCGCTGGCAGTCGTGGTCGAGCTGAATGCGAATGCCTGCCCGGGGGTGACGGTGAAGTAATCCCCCGCCGCGGTGTTGGCCGCGAGAAGAACGCCACCGGTTGACGATGAAATCATGCCGGTGGTATTGTCAATCGAGCACCAACCATTCACCTGAGAGAGCACCCGGACTTGATAGGTCTCGGACAGGAATGGGGTGGTGAGCAGTGTCCCGCTTCCTGTGTATTGAAGCAGCTGGTTCTTGATAAGCCGGGAAGCCGGCTGCTTCACGAAGAAGGACGACATTGGATTAAAACTCCTGAACGACGTGCGTCACAAACCCAGCTTGGCTGGTCGAGCCAATGGTAAGAATGACATCGCCGGGATTCAGAAATACGGATGCCGTGCTGGTGATGGTCACCGGAGATCCGAGCGTCCCGGTGGTGGTTGTTACGCTGGTGCCGCTGGAAATAACGGTAGCAGTTGCAGAACCGGCGAGGAACGCGATAACGTCAAAGCCGGTGACATTGGTCGAGGTGCCGGCATTGTTGGGCGCGAACCATCCCGCCACATACTTGCACCGCCCCACCATGACAGCCGTGCTGACGGGGGCACCGGAAGTGGTTGTGGTTGCAATGCTATAAGTGCGGGTCTTAAGCGGATAAGGGGTAAACAAAGCCATAGAAGTGCCTCCCTAGGCAGGGTTGTTATGCGCGTTTCCTGCGCGGTGATTTTATTTTTTATGTTTGAGGTCGGGCGACCCATTTGGTAAATTTAAACCAGCGACAGAGACGCAATGAAAGAATCAGGTCTCCGCCGCTCGTCCACCCAAAAGTGAAATTCGGGAAATAGCCCTCATTCCAGCTTATATAGAAGGGCTTTTTCCTGAAATAGAGCATTAATAGAAATCTCGCCGATTAGCCCAGTGCGCGAGTTGGTATTCCATATCGTCCATCGCACCAACTAGGTGCGCGGCTTCTTTGGATTTCTTATCAATTTCATGCTGCAGGTTAGAAACGCGATGCTGCAATTCCAGCTTGCGAGCATAATATTTGCGCCACTGACGAGAGGACTCACAATAGCCATATAGTGGCGCTGGCTCCAAAATGTCGGACTCAGGAGGAACAATGAGTTCGATGTCCCTATCAAGAATTTTAGTAATAAAGTACTGACAGGCGAGCCGCTGCTGGTTGTATTCACTGTTTGCTGCCATATCGACACCATAGATGCCGATAGCTACCGGATTCTGTTCGAGGGCGAGAGCAATCATGTATGAGAGCTGTGAGGTCCACCAAAACGGACCGTACTTCTCGAACATCTCCTTGAGCGGATATTCCTTGGAGTTAGGAAAGTCCGGGTATTGTTTTTGCATGTAGACGAGTGGCTGGGCCTTGAGATAGTCCAGCCACTCGGTTAGTCCTTCGCGTCTTTTAATGTCGAGATTGTGCAATTCGAACCACACATCGCATCGCTGTAGCCCCTTGTTTGCGGGACTACACGCCCAGATTTCCCATTCGGGATCATGCACTGGAGCGAAGTGAACTGAGGAAATTGCAGAACCAAGGATCGCTATCTTGCGATGCTTGGGGGTATGATCCTGTTCGGTATGATCCGACACAATCTCTCCTTATGTTACGATGATGTAGTGGTCGTAAACGCGACGCAGCCGGCGCCAATCGACATGCCCGTTACCTGCCACTGCGAAGTGGAAAGCGAGATCAGATCGATGTAGGCCGAGTTTTGGCCGAGCAAGGTCTGAAGACGGGGCACAATCGTGTTGGTCGAGGTGCCGGTAGTATAGATTTGGCAGCTAGCGCTTGAGCTGGAGATGATCTGAAAGCCTGTGCTGGTCGACGTTGCGCCCATCACAATGCTTTTATAGATACCTGCAGCCGGGGGCGCCGGCATGAAGACAACTGCGCCGGTAGCCGCCGCAGTGATGATGCTCGTCCCATAGGGCAACAGGGAGGGGAAAGTAGCTCCCGAGCCCGTTGCCGTAGTGACGGATTGGAAGGCGCCCTGTGCAGACGCCGCACCAAGTGTGGTGTAGAACTTCCTATTGCCGCCGGCGCTATGCACGATTGCAAGGTCGGTGGACGCCATAACGGTGGTCGTGGTGCTGGTTAACAGCACCTCGTTCTGTTCAAAGACAGTATAAAAAGACATCGCGACCCCCTATTAGCTGGTGGTCAAGTCGGTGACGAGGCCGGAGCCCTTTTCGTTGCGAGCCTCCAGGGTGTACTCCGACAGGATCATGCGGCGAACCGAGTCACCCGTCTGAGACAGTGGCACCGACACCATGCGGCGACCGTTGACGAAGGCCACTCCCCACAGGTCCATCTGGAACGTGAACACGTCACGCTGCCGACAGAAGCGGTTCGGGACCACTTTCAGGGTGCCGAAGTCCGACTCGTAGGCATCAACTGCCGCCACGATCTTCTTGCTGGCGGCCTGCTCGATGGGCGAGCTGCGGCCAGTGAAGGTCGAGAAGACCTGCTTATTGAAGCTGCCAGTCATGATGAGGTCGGGCTTGCCGCCGTTCACCCACACCGCCTGAAGCACGTTCTTCAACTGAGCTTCGGTGAAAGCACGCTGGGTGCCGTTGGTGCGAACGCCCGAGCCGTCCGAGCCTGTCGGGTCGACACCAGTGGTGGCGCCGGTCGACACGCTGGTATTGCCTTTGGCGCCGACGCCGAGCCAGGACAGGACCGAACCCAGATGCCGGACAGCAGTATCAGAGCCGGTCGTGCTGCCCCACGTCGAGGCAATCAGCGAGCCCTCCATGTCGCGCTTGAGTTCAAGCCCTTTCAACATCTCCTGATACGACATTTCGTTCCCGCGGCCGGCATGATCCACAGCCTGCTGGGTGCCGCTCACCATGGGCACCTTACGCGAGATTTGCGCAATGTTGCTCAGGCGAGCAGTGACGGTCGTGGCATCAGCCGCGGCGTCGTCGCCTTCGAGCACTGCGTTGGTGGTCTGTGCGGTGGCGAGGGCCTGGGTCTGCCATTCGTGCTTGACGGCGGTAGCTTTGGCCTTCTCGGCGCCCGACAGGAACGGAGTCTCGGTCGGGTCAATTCTGTAGATAACGTCCGCGAGGTCTTCGCGGTTGCCGATGGCTTCATACGAAGCCAGGGCATTGCTGGGGAGAGACATGTTTTATCCTTTATCTGGAGCGCCGGGCTATGAGTAGCTCCGCGGCGTCTTTCCAGTTGCCTGTTGCGTCTAAACGTTTGCTTAAAGCTTCCTCCCGGCTGCTCTTGTCCGCATTGCGCGGCGCAGCAACACCGGGGCGCTGTACTTGTGGAATGGGCTTGGCCACAGCTTTTGGAATTGCAGCCTTGGCTTGGCGATAGAGAAGCGCCTCCCTGGTCATCTGCAATTGCCGACGATCATGAGGAGAAATTGATGCCTTGCCTTGCTGCAATTGTGTTATCTCGTCTTCGGAATATCCTAGATCCCGATAGAGATTAACGGCGTCAGTCGCGAACTTGGTGGCCTTCTCGCTGTTCTTCAGCTCGGGCACGGATTCAATGAATTTGTCCGTGTTGTCCTTGACGAATTTAGCGTATTGGGCCTGATAGTCCTGCTGCTGACGCTCCTGGGCGGCCTTTAATTCTTGCTGCCGCCCTGCAATTTGCTTTTGCTTGGCGTCCCACAAGGCATAACGCGGCCAATCTTCCCTGGCTAATCGCTCGACATCGGCATGCGTTCTGATATCGGCGAATTCGCCCAGCTGCTGTCCTTGAAGCTCCTGAAGGGCCACCAAGGCGGCTTCTTCATATTGCTTCCTAGCCTGTTCCAACTGTGCGCGTTCGGCTTCAAGAGCCTTGGCGCGTTCAGCGGATTCGTTTTGCGTCCGACGTACTTCCGCAGAGGCTTTGCTGTCATGATCCAAGAGGTATTCTTGGGTGTCACGGTCGAGCCTTGCCCATGCTTCCGCTTTGTCTTTCGCCCAAGACCTCGGCAAGTCGAGTGGAGGCGCTTCCGCCTGGTCGGTTGCTTCGGTCGGTAGCTCGCCGGTAGCCTCTTCTGGAGGGGCGGCGTCAATCTCTCTCGCGGCGTCATTGACCTGCGAGGGTGGCATTTCCTCCGCAGCGCGGGCTTCACCGGCATCGCGTTTATAGCGATATTGGCTCAGTGATTCCGCAGCCTGGCGGGGTGTAAGGGGGGTCGTGTCGCTTGTCGGTACAACTTCAGTAGCATTCTGTGCAATATCAAGATTCTCAGACAATTATCACCTTTTCAGATATTTGATGTTGGCAAGATCCTTGGAGGCGATCTTGCCGTCAGCAACGTATTTATGCAGCTGGTCCTTGACCAAATTCACAATGTGAACGGCCTGCCAGAGCTTTTCGCGAGCGTTAGTATCTGCCACACGGGTGTTGCGCCAGGCCAGCAGGTACTCGGTTTCCAGGTACGAAAAGACTTCTTTCAGGAGTTCACTTTGCAGTAGAGCTTCAGCAGCCGCGCCACGGCCCTGCTGTTGGCCTAGCTTGATTTCGTCCATTTCTCACAATCGCATTTGCCAATTCTTGTCCAAGGATTTTGGACTGGCACCAGATTATCCGGCAGGCCATAGCCGCCGTCGCACCAAACATGAGTGCGCCCATTGCACCAGACATCGTGATTGCCGCCTTGGTAAACTCGGACGTAATCTAATTCAGGAGCAGCACTAATGCTTCTTCCTCGTCCTGTTCGAGTTCAAATTCGTAATAAGCCCTGGCCATCGCTTCGGCGTGGCGAGCAGCCTCGAGGCTTTCCTTGACCCGCTTGATGGTGGCGACTTCTTCGATGGCCAGCAACAGCGGCGCCGGATCGATGGCCTGGCTTTCGATGTCTACTAACTTTGCCGACTCCAGTGCGGCCTTGAGCGCCTTACGCTGCGCTTTGTTCTTGGCTTCCCTGGCCTTGGTGGCAACTTCTTCAAGAAGTTGGGCGTAGCGCTGCGGACCAAAGCCGCGCTGCGCTCTAATCCTGCGGTCAAGCTCTCTCGGGTCGTGCCTAAATCGTGGTCTGCCGGTGCCCCATTCGGGCATCCAGCCAATACCGCCCCCACATTTCTTAGTGGGGTCTTCCAGCCTGATGTCGGCATGGTTCGAGAAGGCCGGGACCGGGCACAGAAAGATATCGTTAGAGGCCGGCCCCGCCACGATAGGCGTGCTGCCGCCAACCTGAAATACAGTATGCTGAAAGATATTTGACTGAAAAACCGCAGTCATGTCGAAGAACTAGCAACCAGCGTATTAACAGTCGTTCCGGCTAAATCCGGCGTACCCGCAAGATAGGCCACAGCAAAGAGATTATTGCCGCTGCTTGATAGAGTGACAGTGTAATTACCGCTGGCGTCCGAGGTGCCGCTTCCCATAAAGCCGTCGGTAACGCTATCATAAACAAAGACGTTGCAGAGCCCTAAAGGCTGGCCGTGCAATCCTCGAGTAACGCCCGCCAATATCCAATTGACCGTTGACGATACGATCTGGAACGCATTGTTCTGGAACGCATTGGGCTGGAAGGCTGTAGCCATGTCATGTTATGCTGCTTGTGGCACCTTGAGGCCCTTGCGGTTCTGTTGGGCATCAAGCTGCTTTTGAATCTCCGCCAGGACGGGCGCGGAAATCCGATAGGGGGCATTGCTAAGGGCTTCCCCGATAACCTGAAGCATCTGCTCGCTTAGTTCCAGTTTCAGCATGGGGCCTCTTTATGTAAAGACGATAGGCGTCGGCGGCTGGGCCGGTATGGTGAAGTATTGCTTGACTGCCCCGATGGTGCCGTTGGCCCAGATATTGACCCAAGCGAGCAGGATCTGTTGCGCGGTGGGGGCGGCTGGGCTGGCGACCGTTCCGGTAAATTGACTGTCGGCGGCCCAATTAATGAGCTTCTGCCAGTCGGCATCCGTAATCGTATAAACTTTTGTGCCGTTGGTGTTGCCGCTTGACGGATAGGTAACATCCGCTGGCCACGTGGTCGGCGCGGACCCCGGAAGATTGGCGAAGCCCGCAGCAGTGATTGTAACGGTTCCCATATCTATTCCTTAGGGCATATCGTGGACCCACATAAATGAGCCCTGTTTGACAGTGGTTTGTGTGGCGTTCTGCGTATTCTGCGAGAATTGAAGGACAACGGTACTGGGTGCCGTGGCGGAAGTTTCCAGCGTGCCGGTCACAATCACGTGTGCGATAGTCCCAGTAGTGGCGGATGACGCGACATCGTTCGCGCCAGTCAATAGCGTTCCCTGCGCATAGCCCTTATTGGTGGCTTCCACCACAAAGCCATCAAATATAAGCGTGTATGTGGTCGTGGTGGACGTGGCATTCAGGGTGATGGCGATACCCCCCGCAGCCGCATCGGTTACAATCAAATTGGCCTGGAATGAATATTTGCGGCTCGCGAGTGTAGTAAAGCTCAAGCCGGTAATGTTTGCCTTGGCGGTTGTGGTCGAAGTGACATCGGCGGAGACGCGCTTTTCGCCCCCATAATTAATCCAGCCAGAGGCGTTATTGTATGCTGTGCCAACACCAAGTACCCCAGCGGTAACGCGATTGATAGCGGTGTCGGTTGTCCCCGTTGCATTTCCCGAACTAACGAAGCAATAGGCGTTGCCGCTGACTACACGCCATCCCTCAGCAGAGAAGAAATACGTATTATAGTTCGTATTTCCATTAATATCAATTCCGAAAGAGCCGTTTTGGACAGTGAACGTGTCTCCGCGATCAATGCCGCATTCCAGGAACGTGCCGGCATTGCCCCCTACAATCTTAACCGAGCGTGCTGTCCCCGTCCCGCCTTTCTGCGTCCCAATCGTCAGGACGTTGCTGGTGGTCGTCCAATCAAACACCCCGCGCTCGTAGTTGGTGGGGCCGGTTAGAACATCAATCGAATTATAGACCCGCAAGCTCTCCGCAGCCGAGGTGCTGCCGAGATTTAGGATGAGGTTGGCTTGGTCCCAATAGCCGAAGCCACCAAGCGCGCCGCCAGTGCTATACTGGACGCTGCCGCTTGTGCCACCTACGCTGCCGCCTGCTGCGGCCCATGTACCATCGCCGCGCCAGAACGTGGCATTGCTTGCGGCCGTACCGCTATTCAGGTGGCTTACGCCAAGGTTGCCGGTAACGTTCGCGGTCGCCAAATCGACCGCAGCCCAGGAGCCGTCGCCGCGCCACATGGTGGTCGTGCTGGCGCCCGTGCCGCTGTTGAGGTTCCCAACCGGAAGATTGCCGGTAATGCCATCGGCAGTACTGGCAAGCGAGATTGAGCCGGTGACAGTGTGATTAGCATTCCACTCGTTTGGCCCAACAATGCCCAAGCCTCCGGACGTGCCGGAGTTTGTGGTTTCAGTCGTCGTTGAGGTGAAATTATGTGCGACCGTTAAAGCCACTTAGAATGCCCCACTGAGCTGAACCCATTCGTCGGCCGCACGCTTATAAAGAACGGCCGATTTCCATTGACCTGCCAAAGCCGCTACCCCGTGTATTGTCGCGCCGCTGGCCGTCGAGGGCGATGTAGCGCCAGCGCCCGCTTGAACAACCGTCACCTTTGCGCCAACCGGAAAGTTAACCGTTGCGCTTGACGGGACCGTAACCGTATTGGCTCCGGCATTATTCATTTCGATAATGTTGCCGGCGTTGGCAAAGCCCAGCGTATAATTGGTGGACGTTGAGGTAACTACCGTCCGGTCCACATACCCGAAGGCGCTTCCAAGGTTGGTAGCAAAATTACTGTTGATCGACGTAATCCAGCAGGTAACGTCAGCAAACAGGTTGCTCCCGGGCACCGCGGTTGCTCCCGGGACGTCCGATATCAGCCCGTTCCTCGTATTAACAATGCTGGAATTTAGGGCGACAATGCTGCTGCCGCCGCCGTCCGCCCATGAGCTAAAATTAGTGTAGGTGGCGTTCTCTAGCTGGACTTGGCAATTGCCCCCCTCAAGGTCCAGGAAAAAGTTCGCATTTGTCATTGGCCCCGTTGTCAGGGTAATGGAGCAATTTTCCCAAGGGAATAGACCGTACTTTCCTGTAATGAAGTTGCCGTTGACTTGCTTAACGATGATAGGCCCAACATTGAGCCCCAGTTCCGCTTGCTCGCAGTGAAACGGGTTCGGGGGGCCATTCATATTAATGGCTCCCATATCGACGATGCTGCCGTAATTAACGCTTATCCCGTAGGTCGTCGAGCCCTGAAACTCAAACCCGGAGACAAACCACTCAACGCCGCCATCGGCCCTTATCGCGGCGGTTGGCCCCGAAGCGCCGGACAGTATGACATTGGCCGGGGTGGTTTCATCGCCGAGCAGCCAACCTTCCTTTGTTGCATTGGTCAGGACCGGCAGGATGAGGTTTTCGGCGTAGGTGCCGGCGACAACATTGATTATCGGCCTAAAGTTGCCTATCCAATCATAGCCCGCAACAACGTTTAGGGCGTACTGGATAGTCTTGAACGGGGAGCCAACCGAGCCGACATTGGAGTCGTTCCCCGTCGTCGCAACATAGAAAGTTAAGTCACTGCCTGCTGGAGTCTTTGCAGAAAACCCGCTAAGGGGATTAATCCAGGCGCCGTTCCCGCACCAAAATGTAGAAGAGCTTGCGCTCGTTGCGCTGTTTAAATGGCTTGTCGCCAGATTACCAGTAACCTGGGAAGAAAGGTCAATATTGCCGGTCAGTTCCGAAGCCGCAACACTGCCGGTCAGAGTGTGCGCAGCATTCCAATTGTTTGAGCCGACATCCGAACCGTCATCGGCAATGGCCGAGTGGTGCGCATGTGTGACCGTCAGCGCCATTAGTGAGAAGTCTCCACATGACTAATCTTGCCGTCCTTGCCGCGAACAATCTTGCGCGGGGCGGAGGCGTGCTTAAGCATGTGGCCGATAGCATCAGCCGTCTGCTTGTGCGCCTGCATGGTTTGTTCGTGCATCTTGGTCATGTGGTCGCCAAGCTGCTTAATACCCCCGCCTAGGCTGTCGGTTAGACCGCCAAAACCCTTACTGACTGACTCGGCGCCCTTGTCGCCGGCGAATACCATTGTGCCGCCACTGGATTCCTTGGGCTGCGAAGCCTTGGCCTTCTCGGTCTCGGCCTTGTGCTTGTCCTGTTCGACTTGGTGTCCGGCGAGCGCAATCTGCGTTCCAGCCTGGACTTCGGCAAGCTTGGCTTGATGGGTAGCAAGCTGCATCTTGTGGCCGTGCTCTTCGCGCTTCATATGCATCTCAAGCATGTCGAGTTCTTTTTGATGCTCGAACTTCTGCTGCTCAAGAGCGGCGTCGGCCTGTAGTTTGGCGGCCTCGTGGACCGCTTCGGTCTGCTGCTTTTGCTGCTGTAACTGCGCCGCACTCTGCGCCTTGATCATCTCGATTTGTAGTTTGGGATCGGGCTGCGCTTGCGGAGGCGGCTGCGTGCTCGGGTCGGTAAAGAAGGCGTCTGTGTCCTTATGACCGCTAATGCGTGTTAGCACCTTGGCCGAATTGTAGAGATTCGTGGGGGTGACGATATTCGTCAGGCCGCCCATCAAGGCCTTCTCTTGCATGGCGATGATCAGGTTGATCATCTGCATCTGCTCGGCCTTGCCGCCGGTGCCAAGCCCCACTTCCACCGTCATATCGTTGCGCTTTTTCCACTCCCGCGGGTCAACTTGAACCCACTGATTGCGCAATCTGACGGTCTGAGCCTGCTGGCCGTGCTTTCGCACAATGCCGTGCAGCAACAGGGAAAGGTCTTTAATACCTGTCTCGGCAAAGATACGCGCAATCAGCTTCATGCGGGCCTGAGTGGCCGAGTACATCTGATTGACAGCGGTCGCCGTCTGGTTCTGTAACGCATCGGCGTCAATGCCCTGCCCTTGGCGGGTGACACCGGTACGGACTTCCCGCACCTGGTCGAAATATTCCAAGGCCGGAAAGATGTTCTGCCCGATGTCTGGGACTTCAATAACGTTAAGGCCGCCAGGCTGCTTAGTACGTACAATTCCGCCCTGGCGGCTGATTAATAGGTCATCTAAAGTGTTGACCGAGGCGTGGCTCTCGGCAACCTCAGTGCGTGGATTGTTGGCAAGATACTTGTTATCGAGATAGGCCCGCAATAGGGCCGTTTTAATACGTTGAATCTCCATGACCAAATCGGCCAAGGAGCGACCAAAGAACCGGTGGGTAATAATCACCGGCGTCATGGCGGCAAATGGGATCTGGTCGAACTCCTCCATATCGAGTTCGCCGCCGTTCTTGGTTAGTAAGACCCCCTGTTCGTCACCCGTAGTAACCTTATAGAGTTTAGCAACTCCCGTTCCTTCATAGTCCATTCGGACGTAGTGTTCGATGATAGCAATTCGTCTAGAAGCCGGGTTATGCTCTTCTCCAACGTCAAGATGTTCCGCAACTGTGTCTCGGTTGATCTCTTCCGGGTTCGTGATGGAGAGATAGGTGGGGAGCGATTCAACGATATCGCGGTCATAGCCCTGCCGAATAAGCTCACCTTGGGTAATCTGTGTTATGCGATGAAAGCAATAATTGCAACTCCGAATGGAGCGGGCAGTTTTCTCAATGCCGAACTCTTCCGGCGGGACACCAAGCACTTTGGCTTCGGCATACTTCTTGCTGCGCTTGACCTTGACATCGTGCAGGGTGGGTGCCGGGCCAGCCATGCCTGCGGCCGGCGCGCCTATTCCCGGAGGTCCTGAAGGCGCCGGCAAAGCCCCTGGCGGGGCGCTACGGTTTATGGTTTGACCGCCTCGCGGTTGCCAGGAGCCATTGTTCGATTCTCCTTGGCCAATCGCCGCACGAGTCTGAGGCAATTGACCAGGCGCATCCTCTGTATCCCCGAGCGAACTATCTCTGAGTTCATCCCCCTCGGATTCCCCTTGGTGGGCTGAATGGGCAACGATCTCAACATCCTGATCGGCCGCCAATAAGGCAAACTGGTCATCGGTGAGATTGTAGTAGGTTTCCTGCTCTTCCTCTTCACGTTCCTCCCACCAAACCTTGACCACGCCAACCTTGGATAAGAGCGCGTCTTTGATGAAGCTATACAGAATCAGAAAGCCGGGGTTCTGATTCATTAGAACATGATTGATATAGTCGGTTTCCTGCTCAGCGGCTTGAACGTCCTCCGGCCCCTGCGGATTGAATTTAACAACTTCCTCGGAGCCGGTAAAGATTTCCATCAGCGAAGGCATCAAGCCTTCAATGGTGTCCGATACGTCCGAACTGACGGCACTTGAATGGCCGTCCGCCGCCGGCATGTCCTTGCTCATGTCGTTGTTGTAGTACATCAGCGCATCGTCGCGCTGCGAGCTTAGGACGGATGCCCGGATGGCGGCGAGGGCGCTTATCTTCTCGGAATCCAGCAATGTCTTCAGTTCGCTGCGGCTCATTCGTCGGCTAGGACGAGGCTCTGCAGCGTAAGTGGGTGATGCCATTTATAAAAGCTCTTTCACCGCGGCGATGGTGTGCGCATGTAAGGCGAGGTCTTTCTCAACGTCTAAATGAAACTCGGCAATATCAACGACTTCAACATGAGGGCCGCGCAAGAGGCCGCCGCCCAGCCTGCCAAACATCGGATTTGTATTATGATAGCAAATCGCCCGCTTAACGTTGTCCTTGACCGGCTTCATCTGCCAGCTCGGACTCGGGTCATATAAAACCATTAAATCAATGATAATCAGCTCCCCGTCCGCCAGCCAAGTGGCTCGTGAGCCTCCTCCGCTATAGCCAATCACCACGAGCTTGCCGTGAGAGTGGTCAACAGCAACACGCTCGTAATCGCGCCAAGGGTATTGAGTGACTTTCACCCCCGGTAAGCGCTCGAGTTCTAAAGCCAGCGCCCCCATGCCGACATTGACGAGCTGTTCCCCCTGACCGCCGAACAGACCGCCAAGGAGAATGAATACGTCTATCATTTACGCCTGAAATAATCGCAAACTGCGGACGGTGATATCTTGCCAGCAACGGCGCTACAAGAATCGGGTTTAATAAACATGACGCAGATCGAGCAATGCCGCCCTGGCGAGCCCTTACAATAGGACGCCTCGTCCTTGCTGGCCTTGGTCTTAAGGCCCAGCATTAGGCCCAGCCATAATCAGAAAAGGCATCATGCGGTATGCGCTCGACCGGAACGCCAAAGACCTCGAGATGACCCGGGGCCTCGCCCTTCTGGGCAAACACCCGCGGGTCGATATCACCATTTTTAGGGTAGCCAGCCGCTTGCCATGCCTTCAATAGGCGCTCGACCCTGTGATGCGTCACAATCCCCGGTATTTCGTTATTGGCGCGTAAGAGATTGTAAAGCCCGCCAAACAGGCGGCTCTTGAATGTATTGAACGACTCCCCGCCCGGAACCCTCTTGTCGGGTTGCTTCTCGGCCATTTCGGCCAGAATGGGGACGCTCTCCTGGCTCGAGGTGCCGGCATATTTTCCTACATCCCACGGTCTGAAGGACTTGGTGACAAGTTCCAAGGGAATGCCTGAGACCTTGGAGATAATAACCGCGGTTTCCTTAGCCCGAATGAGATCGGAGGACACCAGATAATCGGGGCCATTGCCTTTGAGGCGCTCACCGAGCTTATCGGCCTCTTTACGTCCTATCTCATTCAGCGGAACGTCTTTCCATCCTCTAATCTTATCGGCCGAGCTGTCGTTTTTGTTTAAGGCCGTGCAGCCATGGCGGATGAGGAGAATGGGTCGCGGCATCTAGACTGTTACAGGTTGGCCGAGCTGCGCCTGCAAGCGCTCGACGGCCACCGTGAGAGCAGCAATCTTGGCATTGAGTGCATACAAGTCGGCTTGCGCAGCATAAATGATAGGCGTTTGGGCTGCTTGGGCTGCTTGGGCCATCGCAACTTGGGTCTGATAGGCGGCTTGGGCCTGCTGCTGGACTGCAGCTGCCATGGCTACCCCGCCCACAATATTGCCCACCATCCGCATGTCATGCATCACCGGATCGGGATGCCAGCCTGGCCGACCGTCATTCATTTGAGCTTCTCTGCCAATTGACCGAATGTCATGGACCCTCTTGCCAGCTTATTAAGCCGCTCCCACATCTGGTAATCTTCTTCTGTCCGCGGTTGCACCCAGTCTTCAAACTTGCCGATGCTGTGGGCGTATTGAGCGCATGCGCATGTCTCGCGGCTCTCCCAGTAATATACCTCATCTGGGTTTTTGGTCGCCACAAAGGCCGTAAAGCTGGCGACTCCAAGCTGCGGCTCACCGTGGCGCTTTTCCTCTAGGAACATTTCTCGCCATGCCACACAAACGCCACCAGCCCAATAGCGCTCACAACCGGAAGCGCAAGCAAAATTAACAATGCCATCAGCTCATAGGACATCTTAAGCCGCTCCTAAGAACATCTCAGCTCCACGGACACCGCCGACTATGCCAGAGGCACCCGCCGCACTTACGGCAGCCAATTTCGTGGAAGAAGTCCCACCAACGATACTGCCACCAACGTATATTATGCAACACCAAGGTTAGGATACACCAGCTTGCGATTAAAGTCCGGCGAACTCACATGCCTATCAAGAGCAACAGCCAAATAACGAAAAGCGTCGGCACCATGAGAAGCCCAATCGTGGACAGGACTTGCGCTAAGGGTCTTGAGCTTCTCATCGTACTTCGCCCGGTACATCTTCAGCGACTCGATGCCGTCAGCGCAGTTTTGAGCATCAAATACACATCGCGGCAAAAGCAGCCGAGCCGCGTTAATGCCGTGTTCGCGTATGCCAACAGGCAGGACAGTAATATCCCGAAGACCATGGTTGCGGAGAAAATCAGAATAAGACTGATCAATGCCAATACGGTTAGGGCCTGCGTCATGTGGTATAAAATGTTGCGCGTAGCTATACGGTTTACCGAGTAGCACTTTGACGTGCGGCCCAGAATCCGACCCCACAGCTTCATAATAGTCAATGAGGCAGATTTGTCGACCGATGGACTGCCAGAACCAGATGGCCGTTGCATCTCTGTCCCCGCCAATGTCCCATGCGGTATAGACCTGGAAAGCCGGATCGTAGGGGACTTGAGTAATACGTCCGTCCTTGGCTGCGTCCGCCATGTAGGTGCCGTAATAGGCCCCAACGATGGCGGCCTCAAAGTCACACTCATATTCCTGTTCATAGAGTTCGGTCGGCATCGACTTGCGAGCGTTCTCAAGCTCGATGGGATGCAACAACCCCTTAGCGCGGCATTCCTCTAAGCTGTACTTGGCGTTGTCGGGGACGTACTCTGAGGCTTTGAGGCAAGCAGTAAACCATTCTGGGTTAGACTGAGCGTCACACCACAGTCGGTAGAATCCATCATGGCCTCGAGGTGTTCCAATAAATACTGCTCCCCCCTGGCGGTCACTGAGAGCCGGTCGGATGACCGCATCCCATGTTCGAGGATTAACGTCAGCGAACTCATCAAACACAACGCCATCGAGTCGCACACCGCGCAAGGAGTCGTGATTATCAGCCCCGAACAGTCTGATTTGTGACCCATTCGGGTAGTCGGCCCTCAGTTCTGATTTGTTGACTGTCGCCCCATAGGGCATGATCGGCGCCGCAGCGTCCATCAAGTAGTCAAAGGCTGCTGTCTTGGCTTGGCTGTATGTCGGTGCGATGTAAGCGTATCGAGGGCGCGTAAGCGTATTCCGGATGGCAGCCCGTTGCAGATCATGAATGCACGCAACCGTTTTGCCTGCTCGTCGGTGAGCAATAACACAAGCGAATCGTTCTGTACGAGCATGAAACGGAAGGAAATAGGATCGCGGTTCATAATTGATGCGAACTATTCCGTCTTCGTGTCGATCCACGCAAATCCCTTAATGCCCGGAAGCTCGTCGGTACCGCCAATGGATTGCGGTACCTTGCCGTCCAACCTGTCGGCCAATTCCTTGATGGCCCCCATGTCGCCCTCCGTGCACCGGGTGAGATGAGCGACCGCTATCTTGTCCATGGTGATATCGGGATCCCCACCACCCAGTATCGCTAGATTGCGCTCTAGAGCCAGCCTGAAGGCTTTGTGCTTGCGCCCGCCTGCTGGGTTGCCCGATTGGCCGGGCTTCCATTGGCCGCTTATGGGCGGAGGAAGGGGATTGGGGTTACCTCTATTGCCTTTAGACATGCCTGTAAGTTGCCTGACACCAGATTGAATTAAGGAGGGCCACGTAGCCAGTCAGCAAGGACTGGTTACCGCCCTCTCTATGCCTTGGGGGCATAGTTGACCCTGGA